ATCCTTAAAATCTTTTCCTTCCGGCTTGGTAGCCAAATGATCGAGGACCTGTTGTTTATACTTTGCCATGGCCTCTGGGGCAATGTTTGGCTTTGGGTAATTACCTCCGCCACTTGGGGTATACACAGGCTTTGGCCCATTGTAACAGAAGTCCTTGCTGTGAAGGACTCCACCTTCCTCAAGCTTCTTGATGAATCCAAAGGGGGTAGCCCAGTCTTGAAGCCCAAGTTTGTCCTTGATAGCTTTGGCAATCTTGATCTTTTCCACTCCGGATGGAGGTGCCGTAGAAAGCAACTGTACGGCAACCTGCTTTGCAATTTCAACACTCATTTCAACACTCCTAATATGGCTGGCTCGAAGTTTCCACTTCAACTCCTACACAGGAGTTAACCCAAGCCTTTACCTCTATCTGGGAAAAGGATTGCATAATCCGCTTGGGGTTGCCAGCCATCTTGACCCCTGCGGCTTTGATGCGTCGTTCTGCTTCCGATGGAAGCATTGATTTGATATTGAACTGAAGCGTTCCTGTATTGCATCTGAAGTTTGCTTTCACAACCTTCAGTTCTGAACACCCTTCATCTTCGTTCCTAGTGATCATCAAGGTCGACCTCGACAGGTTGGGAATCCCAACCGATCCGAGGACCTGCTTGACTCCGCCGTTTGCTTTATCACCACTTCCTTTGTTCAAGTGTACCAACCCAACATAGGCTGTGTCCAATTGAAGTTCTTGGGTAATGTGCAAAAGCTGCTCAAGAGTTTTCCGGATACCTTGGTTTTCATTCTCGGAACCGCTGAGGTAGCTTGTCAGCGGATCAAGGATGACCAGCTTCGGTTTCCGGGCCGATAGAAGGGCCCGTACCGAGTCCGGATCATCCAAGTCGACATTCCCCTCACGCAGAACAAAGATTCGTTCTAGCGCAGCCCCTTCGCTGATTAACCTGGGCAGTATCTCTGTCTCAGCACCTTCCTCTTTGGAAATCCAAATCACATTACCTTTTGGGATTCCATCGATGTAGGCGGAAGGAGGCAGGCCAAATACGCACTTGCCTTGAGAGACTCTTGCGGCAAGGTGACCGCACTGGGATGACTTTCCCACTCCCCCATCACCGGCCAATACACAGAGGGAGCCCGACAAAACCAGGCCCGGTACGAGGAAGTTACGACCTCGCAAAACAATGTCGGGATGAGCAAGTGACTGAAAACTCGCCCCGCATGGAAGCCTGAATCCCGTGGTACTCGGATCCAATTGAAAGCTTTGGGCATCACGAACTGTATTGTGGAATTCATCGACATCATGCTCCTTAAGCCAATCTACAATGTCCTTGCCATCATTTTCACTAGGCCACAAATCGACAATCTTGATCGAGGCTGCACCGACAGATTCCATGTCAAGAGCAACATCGACTGCATGAGACCTGCCTACAGCATCAGCATCCGGAAGGATGACAATGTTCCTGCCAGCAAACACATGTTTAAATCTATGGGAAATCTTGTTCCAGCGGCCAGCACCGCCAGGATTGGTTGTTACGGTCAACCGATCAGCAGCAGCCAGGGTGTCAGCAGCTTTCTCGCCTTCCACGATGTAGATCGTGTCTTTCGATCCAACTGCAATGATGTCCCCAAGGTTGTATGGTGGAATTTCAGTTCCTGATACAACCTTGTTGATCCACTTTCCCTGATCATTTTTCGAGGATTGAAAAAAGGCCTTCTTCTCAATCCCATGGATCACCGGGCAGCTATCCCGGCGGGTAACCTTCAGTACAACTTGACCTTCATCATCTGTGTAGTTATACACCTTTGTGACAGGCCATGAAAATATGTCGTACTTCTTTGTGTCTACAGGCCTCATCTCTTCTTCGGTCAGATCAGGACCAATGTCCCTCTCGATGATCTCGCCGAGTGATGAAAATGCAAGTCCTGCTTTTCTTACAATGTTCTTGGCAGAACACCCATGCGAAAAGCAATGGAGTAGTACCTTGCCAGATTCGGATTCACTAATTGCCAAGCTTGGATTGTTGTCACCGTGTGCTGGGCAGCAAGCGATGTATTCCTTGTCCTTGATTTTCGTGAAATGCTTTAGACGATGCTTGAGCAAATCCAATTGAAATTCTACCGAGATCACATTGACTCCTTTCCAATAAAAAGGCCCCTCCACATGAAGGGGCCTCGGTACACTAACACTACTTATTCGTCAAATCCTTCGTAACCTTGTCGATCACTTCCTTGAGTTTCGTGTTGGGAACCTCGGTAATTACCGTCTTGCCAAAATGCTTGGCCAACTGTGAAAACCACAATTGAATATCACGGTTACTCTTGATAGCCAAGTCTTCAAGCTTTGTCAAACACCTCTGCTTTTCAGTAAGGGTAGCAGTTTCCTCTTCGGTAGGAATAGGATCTGGCTTGACTTCCTTTTCAACAACATCGCCAACAGGCTTTGCCAAGTAGTTGCCAGTGTTGACAATTTCACCAATCATCTTCCCAAGCTTTTCATCGGGACGATTAAAGATCTTGTCAGCCATGTCAAACAGACGAGTCTTGCTAACCTTGGCGACATGATCACTACTGATGGTCATCACATTGTCAAGTTCGTAAGTGATACACTGTTTACCAGAACGCCAAACAGGGGTAAGACCCAGCTTGGTAACCTTCATCTTTTGACCAGGTTCCTTGCTGTAGTCGTAAACGATCTCGGAACGAACGGTTAGGATCAAATGGATTGGGAAGGTAACGATCCGGTTGATCAACTTGTCAATCTTTTTGGTGACAATGTTCCATCCAGATGATGAATTCCCATTGTTTACGCTGGCAATCTCGTCTACCTGTGACAAGGCTCCACCATCACCACTCCAGAAGTGTGACAGGCTGTCAATGACAACAATGTCATAGCCACCTTCCACAGCACCGGTAAGAGCATCCTGCAACTTCTCGATAGTGTACGGCGCTGAGATAGTCAGCGTGTCAAACCCATTTTGAATGTGGTTTGTATAGAGCTGTTCCTTTCCACCTTCCGTACCAATGAATGCGATTTTACCATTCTCGCCGACAAGACCCCGAGCCATTTTCAGGCTACTGAAAGTCTTCCCTGCTCCGGATGGTCCAATCACTCCCATGGTCAACTTGATTGCTTTTGTTTCAGCCTTCTTAAACATCGACATTTTTAAGCTCCTTGAATAACACATTCAAATCACCAAGGGGACGAAGTTCCTGTAACCCTACCCCTTCTGACTCTTCTTCATCACTGGGAAGTCCTGATGCTGTTACTAGGATCTTCCCGGTTGGTATTATCGCAGCCTTGGAAAGGTCTGTCCAGTAAATTCCAGACATGGTGTCAACTACTTGAATGGGTACCACCCCATAAGCTTTGTTGACGGCTTGCATTGCCCGGATTTTTCTTGATGGAAAATGTACCTTGTCAATCATCCCTGCGGATAGATTCCAAGGGAACACGGCCACATCGACAATTGCTTTGCGTTCATGGTTGTGGAACAGGATTCCATCCCACCCACAATACGCTCCGGTCTCCATCACATTATCTATTCCCCACAAAGTCTGAATCATTTCAGAAATTTGTGTGATTCTCAAGGAATGTGACAAATCCTTGCACCATCGTCGACGATAGTTTACCCCTCCAGTCAGGCCATTAAAGTACACAGCTGGATCATAGCTTGGAAACAGGATCGCATTCCTCGATCCGCCAAGCCAGTCGTTAATATCGATGATCCGAACCTTACTGAGGATCGGATACCAGTCATCGTAAAAGTCGTATCCGCAGAAGAAAATCTCTTCTAGCAGAGTCTCGCCGAGGTCCTGCTTATCTTCCTCAGCGATTCCCCAGGCAGAGCCCAGGACACTAATCAATCCATGAAACTGATTAGACGAAGTCACATAGAACCTCCGGTCAATGGAGGAACATGGGACTAAGAATTCAGAGTAAGGATTGACTTTGCGTTTCACTTCTACTTGTTGAAATTGTCTTCAAAATCGCCAGCATACCGGTCATCCATCCGGCTTTCAATGTCATCATCCCAGTCATTCACCGAGATCTGAGGCCTCCCAATAGATTCCCCTTTGATAATCGGTATCGTCTTGTCAGCGGTAAATCGAATCTGTGCTTGAGTTCTTCCTGTATCTAGGACCTCAAAGCAGATGTAACCACCTGTTGGCAAGGGAAGCCAGGTCTTGGATCCAATCGACCTCGTAAGCTCCAGCGAGCCATACGATGGCGGATGAATCTGTGGTGGGCTAAATGTAAATTTTCTTGACATCAAATTTTCCTTTCCGATTCCTTTAATTCAAAAACTGACACATCGATGTAGGCTGGGGTATCCCCCTTGTAGCCTCCTAGGTACTGCAAATGCAGTCCCTGCACTACATCATAATTGTCATCGGTAATAACACAACACCTAACCAGAAGATCGCAGATCGCTTTTGCCAGATTGTCCAGATCCCGACCCTTCCTCAAACCAGTTCCACCGTTCACCTTGATCTCCAAATGACAAAGAGAGATCGGCGCAGTCGATTCCCCAAACACTGATTCGACTTGCAGACGATGAAGTTCGATCCAGGTCCTGTAACTTGGAGCCAGGTAGGTCCCCTTTTTTCCTCTCCTCCAGATGTTGTTTACTGATGGTGGAATTGTCAGGCGAAAACTGTGTCTCATTATCTGCTCCTGAAGAAGACTCTTCAATAAGCATTCTAAGACATTCAGATGCTTTTCTTAAATCCTGTACACCATTCTTTCGTCCATGTCTCCAAGTATATTTGATAACCATGCCTGCAAGGTATGCTTTGTAACCATCAGGCCCAAGCATTGCCCTTTGGGCATTGTGACAATGGATACCTGACTGGTCTTGATCATGGTAGTGGGACGGCTTGACTGGATCACTTGACATAATCACTTCTCCTCTTTTCAATGTGCGCCAACAATTCACTAATCGGAGTATACCCTTTAAACCAAATCTCAACAAGCTTCGTGGTAAAATCCGGAACCATTGCTGGAATACTGCCCCAGTTTAGATCCATGTAGTACCACTTACCATGGATCTTTGAACAAACCAATGGAACCAAGTGACATTCGTCAGCTTGCTGCCACATCGACACAATCTTCCATTCTGGCCAAGTTCTATTACCATCAGGATCCGCCAGGATCAATGCCTTTTTCTGTCCGTCAACAAACAAAGCATAGTCAGCGGAAGTACCAGGATCGCTTGCCAGCGACAATAAATGGACACCGGAGAACAATGCAGCAAGGCTTTCGCTTAGTGCCATTTGATTGATTCCTTCCACCATCCGGATGGCTTGGGCCCTGTCTGTCCATTGTACTTGCCATTGTATTTAGGATATTCCTGCTCATCCGAAGCAAGTTCAAGAGTCTGGAACCTGATCTGGCAAATCTCGGATCCAGCATACACAACGACTGGCTTCACCACGGTTACTTCAAGGGTATATGTGCCCTTAAAGCCAACATCGCCATATCCGGCGGTAATGTGTACGCCAATCCCAAGACGGCCTACAGACGACCTCCCATCAATTATTGGAACATGCCTGTGGGCACACACCGTTTCCATGGTGTGCATCAAATACAATTGCCCAGGATACAGGGTAACACCCGCAGCAGGAATGTAACTTAGATTGCATTCTGCCTCTTCCTCAGAATCCAAAGCATGTTCATCATACTGAAGAAAAGTATTTCCAAGCCTTAGGTTGTACGAGTGTGGATTCAGTCTCGACTCATCAAAGTCTGAGATCTCAATTTCACCATACTTGATCGCTTGTTTAATGGCCTGTCCGCTGAGAATGCTCATCTCTTTTCCTTTCAATAGATTCCGCAATTTTAACCAGTTCTTGTGCAAAAGATTTAGCAACATCTGGCAGCAACATTAAAATGTACTTGCCATCTTTTTCCACAAAATAATGAGGTGGCTTGTTTATTTCCACCCAAGCACCAACCCAGTGCATATCCCAATGTTCTTCAACAGTAAAAACTGTATCTTCATCATCTTTAAATTCCTTTTTCATTCCACAATCCTTCCATGTTCAACATGACTACGATAAGTACTGAAGTACATCAAATTTTGACCATAAACTTCATTATCATAATCTCCCACTGCTTGGGCACAATGCTCAAAAGGTGACATATGCTTGTCTGCAAGCAATTTGTCATGCAAGGCAATATCTTTTTCATGGTTAAGTGTGCCATCGTGAGTTAAATAAGAAACTCTGGCACATCTGGCGGTAGCTATTTTAAGTTGAATACGGACTGACATTTCCTCACTCTCTTCAGGAGTAATGAATGGTATATGCCATTGGTAACACTTCAACTGGCGTGGTGTAGAAGCATCCATAGCAGCCTTGATTTTCACGGCCAGTTCCTGAATCTCTGGCTGTGCATCGTGGTGTAGGCGCATGGCAAAGAAATTGTCCCACTCTGTGGCTGTGACGATCATCGTGGTCATCATCCACGGTTCAAGGTAACGATTCAAGGTCTGCTTGTGTATGTTATATTTCCTTGCTAGCTCCTCAATCTCGCAAGCCATTGCCTCATGCAAATAGTAAATATCATCCCTGAATCGCTCAAGGTCTTCACCCTCCAGATAGTCATCTGCTGACATACCTGGCTTGTTGGTCCCAACCTTTTTCGGGATCCAAGGTTCCCTGTCCAACAATTTCTTCGTTGGAATGGCTCTGGATGAACTGGTATTCCGGCTGAACATCCTATGGGTCAATACCTGGGGAAGTATTACCCTAGGAAAATGAATAACCAATGTGGTAAGCCTAGACTTAGGATCCACATTTAAACTGTCCTTGATTACTTCAGCGGTAATGACTGTGTCACTCACTTTGTTCCTTCTCTTTCTTCATATTTTCCATCATGTTCAACATCTTTGCACTGGTTGCAATTGATCCTAATTGTTTTAAACAACTTGTCAGTATGTACAATGTAACACTGACCCAAACAAACATCGGTACTTCAATCATTGTTCACCTTCTTTTTTTATTTTTTCTTTTAGTTTAAGCTTTTTCAGCTAATTTCAAATTTTATTTTGCATTCTGCTTAGCTTTTACTGGGGTAAAGAGTAGGGTAATAAAACTTGTATATCCATAGGTTTGCATCTGGACATAGCCTTCTGGAATGGCTTCCAAATACAAGTCATCTCCATCTTTGTCTTCAAATGTCCTCATTGTTTACCTCCTGTATCTTAATTTGTTCCCCAGTTTCGACCCGCTCAATGATCAATCGATCATTCTCCCGCCGGACGATGCGCCATTTTAAAGCCTCCAAAAAGGACTCAAAGGCATATTTATTAGTTGTTTCAGGGATACTGTCTTTACTCATTCCTTTTCCTCCACATAGATCTTACCACCAGCACTACGGATTAACCTTTTGAATTCCGTAATGGTTGCACCAGCGTGAATGACTACTTTGGGATCACTAGAATACTTTGCCGTTGCCAACCATGGTACATACTTAGCGTTGATATCTTCAACGCAGTATGGCGAATTACCGTAATGATATTCCTCTGGGTTTACCAAGTCAGTTTTAAATATGACTTCACTTATTTCCCATTTGGGTGTTCCATCTTCGTTCCAATCTTCAGGAATAGAACGAAAAGGGTTGTATGGTCTCCCGGCATTATGCTCATACGGAGCATCATTCCAGTCGTCACCTGTCTGCTTACTCAATTCTTGCGTAGTGAAATACGCTGTGTTGTCTTTAATAAAACACAATACTGGTTCACTCATTGTCCGCATTCCTTTCTTAATTCCTCATAGGCTTTAATTAGCTTTCTTATTGCACACCACACATGGGATTTCCAACAATCTTCCCAGTGTGTTCCAATCTCATAAGCTTTACCATAAATCCTTTCAATCTCAGCGAACTCTTCCTGATTCACACAATTCCTCCTTTTCATTCAATGCTTCACGAAGCTTTGCCTTTGACAATTCAATGATCATGCCAACCCTGGCCTTACTGACCCCCAATTGCTTTGCAATGGCCCTGTAAGGCATTTCCTGCTCCAAGCACAATCGCATCACTTCACGGTGAGATACCCCACCATGATTTGATTTCAACAGTGTATCCATGGTGGAAAGGATTTTGTCATGCTCAAGGAAGTCACGCCTTGAGTCATAATCGTTGGTATCGTATATTTCACCTATATTTTTGGTGTTCCTTGTTTTGGCTCGATACTCCTTGTTTTTTTCTAGGTAGGCTATCCTGGCGGCCCATACCTGCCATCCGGCCCATGTCCCGAGGGTCCCTTTCGCTGGGTTGTAGTTATGAACATATTTACACAGTTGAAGCCAGATAAATTGCCCCATGTCGCCAACGCAGTCATTGTGCGACATACCGCATTTGTGCATGATTTTGTAGATCAGAGGCACATTGTCATGCAAAACTTGTGTGTTATCCGACATTAGCCATTTCCTTTTCAAGTGCTTCCTTGAGAATCAAAATGATCTGGGAAAACACTTGGCCAACCCGGCCCCTTGACAGGCCGATTCGGTCCCCGATCTCTCTGTGATTGTATCCAAGATTGTGTAGTCTTACAATCTCTTTTTCACGCTCGGAAAGGCATCCGTAGCATTTCCTGAGGAGTGTTAATTCATCATCCCTCTCAGCGATTTCATCGCTCCTGGGCAGGTTTGTGAGCGGGTACACCTCATCATCATTCCCTGTGCCGTGAATGCTTAAGCACTGAGACATATCAAATATAGACTTGATCCGGCACTTTGCCCGGAATGCCCGGAACCTGGCCGACTGGCCAACAAAAGTAACATCCTTTACTTCGGAATGCCTTTCACGGTTTCTTGTCCAATTGTTTATGATGTGAATCCATGCAACCTGTTGCTCATCATCGGTGTACTTTCCGGATGGCATGTATTTATACGCAATAGCAACATGCTTTGCCATACGATCCCGTTCTTCATCCGTCATTGGACGGACTTTCCTACTTTGAACCTGCTTCACTTCACTCTCCTTCTGTTAAATTCCTATACCCTTCCGGTGTTCTAATCACCGAGACACTGCCATTGGCAGGAATCACAATAACTTTTGCCTCATCACACGCTGGGATAACAATATCACAGCTTGCCCTATTGTGCAAGGTTGTCTTGAAAGAATCCGAGCCAAAGACTTGTTTGCCAATGGCCTGGATTTTGTCATAGGATGGTGGATCCGGTATTTCATCCATTACTTTGTCTCCTCCTCAAACAATGTTTCCAGTGTTTCCTTCCACAGACTTTCATCTGCTTGTGTACGGCAATAGTATTGCTTCTCACGATGACTGCTTAGAAGATCTTTGATCTTATCCAGTTTCTTACTGGCTTCTACCATGTACCACTCTGTGTCCTCATGACAATCTGGAGGAAGTGGAAACCTGTTCCAGCCTGAATTATCCCACAGGCCACAATATCCTTTCTGGGTCTGATACCAAAGTTCACCAGCAGAATCTGTCCAATACTTTATTACTGTATCCTTCATACCAACATCTCCTTAAGTTTCACCAGTTCGTTGTGAACCAGTGTTTTACCGACATCCAACACCTCGGCAACCTGGCGGATTGTCTGCCCCTTTGCCATCTCACACATCACCTGGAATTGAAACGGTGTCACACCGTATACATCCTGGGTGGGCTCGGAATACTCCGCTGGAGTATACCCGTAGTCATTTTCCAGCGGGTACTCCCTAGGATCATCCTGCTTTTGCTGGACTACATCCAGACAAGACCACCCAATGGCATTTGCTGCGACGGTAGTGGGCCTACAATCGATCTTCTTCGATAATTTGGCCCAACGCTCGACCAAGCGAAGATAAGCTTCCTGGGCCTGATCGTCAGTCATGTTGAACTTGGACTTTAGTTTCGACATGCGATTGAAAACCACCGGCATGACGGATTCGAGATCTTTCCTGGCGGATTCAGTCAACATCCTCACCTCCAAAAGCATCCAGAGTTGTTCCGCTGAGGAAGAATCGAAGCTCAACCAGTCCCTCTTCTCTGAGTTGAGAAACCTTGGTTTTGCTCACGCCGACAATCTCGGAG